CCGGGAGGGTGATGACTTCAAGAGACTTCATGGCGTTATACCGCACAAAAAGGTCTGAAAATCCAAGCCTGAATGAATCCGGCGGGCTTCAAGGAGTCATTAGGGATCTTGGATATGACGGCGTGGTTTACCTTAATCGCCACGAGTTTGGTGTCGGACAGCTCAAGGAAACAGAACTTTGGGCGGACGCTCAAATGATGTCTTCTTCCAAAGTTACAGATGCGGAGTTCAAGAGCAAAATACCAGAAGCTACTGACTCCTACATCGCCTTCGACTCCTCGCAAATCAAATCCGCAACCGGCAACCGTGGAACTTTTGACCCAGCAAGCCCTAACATCCTTTTCCAAAGGGGTGATCCATCCACTGGGGCACCACGTCCACCAAAGCATGAACACATCAACCTGGACCGTGTGAGTTCTGCGGACGCTACCCGAACTGTAGTGGCCGCGATGAAGGAGGGGGATTACAGCCGCCTTGTCACACGGGAAACGGTGTCCGATGCGGACCTTGCTGCCGATGTCAATCCACATACCGCTGATATAGCCCACATGCTTGGTGAGGCTGACCCAGGCGACTTGACCCAGATCCTCCGGGAGCATGGAGATGCAGGTCGCCAATTCATCTACCGTCAGGCTGCTATCCGTGACCATGCGGATAGGCTGGCGAACCGGGCTGCGGAAGCTGTTGAGGCCAACATCCGAACCGGCAATGAATCTGACTTGGTACATGCAGAGCAACTCATCAGGATGTCTGAAGAGTTCCTTATCGCGGCTCGTGAAGGCGGTACTGCCGCTGGTCAACTCCTCCAGGCTCAACGTCGCACCGCAGGCATTGAGACCATGCCCACCCCCAAGGCTCCTGAAGCCCCTCCGATTTCAGGTCGAGGCACGGATGAGGGAACAGGTACAGGTACGGGTCGAGGAACCGGCGAGGGAACCGGGACTGGCACGGGTCGAGGCACTGGTGAGGGAGTTGAGGAAGGAACTACTCGCTCAGGTCTTGATCGAATCCTGTCTGAAGAGATGTATCGCCCTGACACGCCAGAAGCCGCCCAGGTCCGTGGTGATTACTTTGAAGCCATAGGTGGCGGGAACCGCGACCGGGGCGTGAAGATTGTCAGAGAGCGAGTCGCTCGTTGGAAGGCTGTCAAGGATGCTCAAGGCAGCCTTGCGGCCATGAAGGCTGCTCCTGACTTCGCCACCAAGCCCCAGATGCTTGTTGAATACTGGCTCAACTCCATCCTCTCTGGACCCCTGACGCAATTGGTTAACGCCACGTCCAACACGGCCAACACACTCTTCCTGCCCTTCGAGAGAGCCCTGGGGCAAGCGGCTACCTTGCACTTTGGGGAAGCCGCCAAGGAACTGAGTTTCTACGCTCACTTAGGAAGCCAGCTCAAAGACGCAATGACCGCCGCTACTGCTGCCTTCAAGAACTGGGGAGATCCTTTGGACCCCCTCACCGCCATCGACACCACGAAGGGCGGGGGATACAACCGAGCCCTTTCAGCTCGAAACCTTGGAAAGTCCCCTGATGATGTTGGAGGGGCTGCTATTGATTGGATTGGAAAGGCCCTGAACCTTCCCAGCCGATTCCTGCTGTCCTCTGACTCCTTCTTCAAGCACCTCAACTACCGGGCCACGGTTCGTGCCGGGTTGTTCCGTGAGGGTGCTGAGGCGGGGCTTACTGGACGAGCCCTTGCCGGTTATGTCGAGGAAGGTCTCCAAACCATGATCAAGGACGGTCAGCACTACACCTACAAGAATGTACGGATGGCGGCTGAACGAGGGGCTCGTGCGAAGTTCGGGCACATGGAGAATGGGGAGGAGAAGACCAAAGCCATTCAGTCTCACATCCTCAAGTACATGAACGATAACTGGGACCAGTACGTTGATGAGGGTGGGACAAATAGCCGCTCTCTCCTGGCGAACAAGGCCCTCCACTACGGGCGTGAAGTTACCTACACCCAGTCCCTTACCGATCCCAACCGTGCGACCTTGGTAAAGGCAGCAGGGAAGTGGAACGATCTGGTCAACCATGCCCCGATCTTCCGTCTCGTGACGCCCTTCGTGCGGACCCCCACCAACCTCATTTCGTTCTTCCTGAACCGAAGCGTTGGAGCGTATGCGGATCTTGCCAAGATCGGTGTCCGCAAGGTCCGCCACATGAAAGCGGCCAACAAGGAAGTGGCTGAGGCCATGAGCAAGAAAGGCCCGGAACTCCACGATGTCCTGGGTCGGATCTCCACAGGAGCCATGTTCTTCTACGGAGCCTCAATGGCTTTCAGTTCTGGAGCCCTAACGGGCGGCGGTCCCCGTGACCCCAACAGGCGTAGGCTCCTGGAGTCCCAAGGTTGGCAACCCTACAGCATCCGTGTCGGTGACGAGTGGTACAGCTACCGCCGCCTCGACCCCTTTGCGTCCTTCTTCGGCACGGTGGCTGACATCGCAGAAGCGATGGCTGAAGCCCCACCCGAGGACCGGGGAACCCTGGAAGCCTTGATGGGCTCTGTGATCATCTCAGCCGCTAAGAACATCACGAACAAGAGTTACCTCACGGGCATGGCCCGAACTACCAACATGCTTTCCGATCCTGAGCGATTCGGTGTTTCTTATTGGACGCAGACCGTCGCCTCCCTTGGCCCCTTCTCTTCCGCAGCGGGACAGACGACGGGTTCAAGTGAACACCAGATGGAGATCAGGGGAGCCCTAGACGCTGTAAGGGCCAAGTATGGCTTAACTGGCGATAGCGTCATTGACTTCGATGCCCAGGTTGAGGCTCGTCGCAACATCTTCGGTAAGAAGATTGAGCGTCCCACTATGGGGGCGACTGTCCAGTTTGGCATCCCACCATTCATGTGGGGCCACTACACCCAGATCAAGGACGACTTCGTTCTGGACGAACTCAACCAACTCGGACACGGGTTCTCTCCGCCCTCGAAGGTTGTCAACGAGATCAATACTGCCCAACACGTCAACAGTGCCGGGCAGAGCTTCTATGACAGGTGGCAGGAACAACACGGCTCCGTAAGGATTGGAGGCAAGACGCTCAAACAGGCGATGAAAGCCTTGATGAAGTCTCGTTCCTACCAACGCCTGTCATATGACCACTTCGAGGGCAACAAGAGCCCAAGGATCGGAGAGGTGCAGAAACTTATCCGTAAGTACCGTGCAAGGGCTTTCCAGATGACTCTTCGGGAGTTCCCGGAGGTCAACGCTCTCTACAAACGCAACTCCCAAATCAAGGCTTACCGGAAGGCTGGGCGAGACATCCAGTCCTTGCTGGATTATTGACCGAGGTAAACACTCATGGCTCTCACATACGTCACCTACACCGCTACGGCGGCGCAGACAGACTTCACCATTACGTTCCCCTTCATTGACGCCACCCATGTCAAGGTAGACATAGACGGGACGAACACTACTGCGTTTACCGTAGACACCACGGGCACCGACAAGATTGTCCTGACCAGCGGTGCAACAGCAGGGGAAACGGTCAAGGTCTACCGTGTCACGCCTGGACGGTCGGCAGATGCGGGAGCCACGCTTCTCGTTGACTTCCAGGACGGGTCGGTGCTTTCCGAAGCCGATCTCGACAAGGTTTGCCAGCAGTTGCTCTATGTAGCCCAAGAAGCTGAAGAGACCGGGGCCTCCAGTCTCCCGGTGGACTGGGACGGAAACTACGACGCCCAATCCAAGCGGATCAAGAATCTCTCCGGCTCAGTATCGGGAGGCAACGATGCCACCACCAAGGACTACGTTGATGGGCAGAGCCTCTACGGCGGCAGTGTCTCATTGCCTCAGTCGTGGGCCAAGGTTGGCTCTGACTTCACAGGCACAACAGGCAACTGCACTCTGATTCTGACTAGTCCCACGCCTGTCAGTGACAACGAGGACTTGTTTGTCGTGTCCCTCAACGGGCTGCTTCAGCGGCCCACCACGGACTACACCGTTGTAGAGTCTTCAGGGACTTACACCCTTACGCTCATCATGGGCTCCTCGACCTTAGCTTCCAGTGATGTCGTCAACATCATGAACTTCGGCGTCTCCCGCCAATGGATCAAGCAGCCCATCAAGGGCGACTCGGCCTCTGACGTAGCCCTTACGGTCCAGCGTCACACGGACGGTCAGGCCGCGAACCTCCAGGAGTGGGTGACTGAAGCAGCGACCCCGGCGGTCTTGGCTTCGGTGAACGAAGACGGGGATGCCTCCTTCGTGGACGTAACGGCTTCTGGCAACGCAGCGGTAACTGGGACATCGACGCTGACTGGGAACACCACGGTCGGTGGGACGCTAGGCGTCACAGGGGCCGCTACCCTCAGTAGCACCCTGGCGGCGGGGGCCACCACGATCACCGGGACTACCACATCGAGTGACAAGCTCACGGTGTCCTCCAACGGTGCGGACATCACAGGTGACTTGGATCTACTTACTGGCGTTCTCCAGTTTGCAGGGAATACCGGGAAGACCATCCGTCAGATCGTGGCGTTCACCGATTCGTCAGGCAGCGACCTGAACATCAACGACTCCGCTGGAGACTGGGAACCCACAGGTCTGAAGATCACTCTGACACCCCAAACAAACACCTCAACCATTATCTTCCTTGGGTCTCTG